TTAACCCTCTTACTCAACAACCGATATGTTTGCTCCTTAAAATCAAATAATCTGTCAATAAGTTCCTTTTTTGTATAAGCCATCTTATTTCTCCTTGTGAGTTCTTCTCACATTTTTACTCAACTCCATAGGACAATCAGGACATAATCCTGAACAGGAAGAAGGGTCACAACGACCCTCCTTTATCCTTCTCTCCAACTCTGATATCCTATTCACATCTCTATTTATCTTCTTCTCATTTTTTTGACCCATCGAAGATACTCCCGAATCTTGAAGTGATTCCATCAAATATCAAAACAGTATCCAGGAAGAAGTTCCCATTATCCAACACATCTATCAACACACAACCATGCACATATGCCGTTGGTTTATTGCGTAGATAATTTGGATTTAAATCTCCTAAACATGGACACGCCCAACTCATCTTCACACCATCATAAAAACTGTGAGCAAAACTTTGTGGTTTATGAATGTGTCCAAATAAAACAGATTTTGAATACATCTCCAAATGTTTAGCCGCCGCATACTTACCCCAATTGATACCATGAATAGCAATCAACTTATGACAGATGGAGTAGGGGATATTCTCTTCAATAGTCTGCCATCCTACCTTCTCATATTCAGTCCTGACAGATACTAAACCATCAGTCTGTGGATTCTCCTGAATATATTTCTCAACTCGTGCTTCATGATTACCCAGCAGGCACACCTTCTCTGCCTTTGGGTTGATCGTAGACATTAGGTTGAGATATGCGGTTGCTGATTCCACATCATCTTTTATTCGCATACCCTCAAGTAACTTTGGCTTCCCCTTACTGAAACTACTTACACTCCCATACTCTCCAATATCACCAAGTCCTAATATCAAGTCAGGTTTGTAAAACTGTCCCAACTTTATTGCACACCTTGTTGCCACTTCATCAAATTCAGGGGCGTGACTATCTGCAAATACAAATACTTTCTTAACTATTTTCACTTGGCAATTCCCTCTCCATTTCCATTCTCTCTTTCAACTTTTCCAGTTCTTTTACAACCTCTATCCTGCTTTTCTCCTTAACCCATTCTTTCCTCATATCTTCAATCTGTTTCTGTTCCATTTCCTTCAAGAATTCTATCCATGTATTAGCCATATGTTGCCTCCTTATAAAAGTTCACCAACAATCATTCCAAGAAAAAAGACTATCAAATAAATGTTCATCTGATAAAACCTTTTATTCAACAATAAGATATTTTCATTACTCATTTGACAACCCCTCCTTCTCAAACTGCCGGCGCATTTTTATTGATAAGATATCAAGCTTGGTAAGAGTTTTATTCGATTTGTAATCAGAACATTTCTCACAGAGTAATTGAATATTCTCAACACTCAAAGGACTTGGTACACCTTCTTTATTCTTGACTGCTAAAATATGGTCAGTAAAAGGTTTATTATTCCTGTCAAAAACCACACCACAGATTGCACATTCAGTTTGACTCTCCATCAGATCAATAAATTCATCCTGAGTCATCGTAATCTTTCCACCACCCCTTATCCTATGTCCTGATTTCACACTCGTGAACTTTCCTTTGGGTGATTGAAAATATTTCTTACCTGCTCTTGATAGAACCTCTTTCCCTTCAGGTGTTTTGTGATGTTCTTTCATTTGATTACTCTGACATGATTTACATTGTGCCAAGTGTCCATCATGCATCATTTTGTTTGTGTAGAAGTCATCAATTGTTTTAACCTCTCCACAGGTCTTACATTTCTTCATCGGTAAGTATTCGGGGTTCGGCTTACGACCCTTCCAGATTTTTTTTTCATTCGGCCTTTCATTCGGCCTTTCATTCGTTGTTTGTGTCTCGTTCATCACTCCATTGTTGGTAGTGATTGTTTTATTCATTATGAGTGGGCCTCCTAACTCCCACAACTATATTTATGTTTCTGCGCCAAAACATTTTCATTTTTTCCTGATTTTACCTACCTCTACAGGTATGTGTGCGTAGGTTTTTATTATTTTTGCAAAAAAGTAAAAAAATATTTTGGTGATTTATTGTTTTCACACTAAATAAAAACGGTGAATGATATAATATAAGTGAGGGTAAATATGAGATTTAATAAAAACGAGATTGAGTTATTAAGAGAGTTCTCCAGATATGAAGCAAGAGTAAGAATAAGCAAAAGGTGGGGTAAGAATATTAATTATGATTATTTAAAAAATATGAAGTGGGGATTCAAACAGGATTTCTTAGCAGGAATAGTGAATAATAAAATCACCCCTATCAATAGAGTATTGGATGAAGAGATAAAACATTGGGCAAGATTATACAGGACTCATCAATTAACTCCAGATCGGTTTTATTTTAATAATATTGGAGGAAGGAGCAGACTCAATAAAAGATAGACCCTGTATTTTATTTGAGTATGATACACTCAAGTTTTACAAAAACCCACTTACAGTATGTTGTGAGAGGGGTAGATATTTCTAAAAATGAAAAACATTTTTTAGTAGAAACATAAATAGATATGTAATGACTATGAAGAATACAAATCTTGTAAGTATAGAGAAGAAGAGAGAGGGCCTTGTGCTCCGGCCACCGCAAACTCTCTCTTCATTCTCGCTTCCGTTGCGGGAAGTAAAAAAAGGAGAACAATATGCAAAACAATTCAAAGGTTACCAAATCAGGTAACAACAAACCAAAAGTAAAAAGGCCATCATTAGTAACTAAGGATTTCTTCCTGTTACCTAATAGTGTTGCTGAGACACTTGCTAAGGCAGGTTTAGGAAAAGATGCAGGTAGTGTTATATGGTTCATCATTAGAAAAACCTACGGATTCAATAAACTCTACGATTGGTTGCCAACAAAACAAATCATTGAAGGAACAGGATTAAGTAAAAGGGCAGTCATGCGTGGTATTGCTGAGTTGAGAAAAAAGGGTCTTATCAGAACTGATAAGGATAAGAACTTTTGGAAACATAAACCAAATAAAGTCTCTATCCTTGTAGGAAGAGCACAAATAAGGAAGAATAATATGGAAAAAAATGGTATGAATCCTTTACCTGATGATGTTAAAGAGGATGAGCAGGTGACAAAATCGACACCTCCAGGAAGTACCACTTTTGTCACCAGGCAGGTGACAAAATCGACACCTCGACGGGGTGACAAAATCGACACCTCGTTATATACAACATACAATATACAACATACAACCCAACAAACAGATCAACATAAAAAGAATAGTCCCTTGGGGCTAACGCCCCTTCGGGACAAATTTATCTTTGTAGATGAAGAAGAGATTGAAGGAGATGAAAACTCTATTACAGAAGGAATAGATATACAACTTGAATATGAGGTTGAAGAAGAACTACAGAGGTTAGTAATATGATTACAGAAGAATATTTTGAAACACTCATTCACAAAGTAAACTATTTACAATGGTATTGAGATGTAATATGATATACAAACAAGGAGGTCACAAAATGAAAAAACAACAAGAAGAAAAGTTCCAAACCAAAAGGAAGGAGATGTTCAACTATTTTACTTATCTGAACGAGAAGTATTACAAGGTATTTAAAATCCTTGACTTCACAACCTTCTCTGTTAACGAGCAGTTCCAAGATTCTGATATGGGTTCAATACTGACAGAAGACTTGGAAGTAGAAGAAGGGGATATGAAGAAGTTGGACAAATGGGGAGAGTGGGCATCTAAAAACACGGACAAGTTGAAGGAAGAATTCGATACTTACAAGATTATAATGGAAATGGAAGAGAAAGAACTTCCAGAGTTTGATATTGAATATCTATAAGGAGGGTTAACAATATGAAGAAACTATTTACAATGATTTTGGTGGTAGGAATGGTATTAGGAATGTTTATGGGGTTGGAATCAGCTACAAAGAAAAAGAGGATGAAGTATATTGCTGAAAATTTCTACCTTTCCCAAGAGGTAAAAGATTGTATTATGAAAAGGGATATCTGTATAGGTATGACAATGCAAGATGTTATTGTAAGTAAATGGGCTCCTGACAGAGTATTGAAAAGTGCGTATGAGAACCTTACAACAGAGATGTGGGTTCTTGAAGAAGTAGGTAAGACTTGGTATCTACATTTTGAGGATAGAATATTAAAGTCTTGGACAGTAAGTAGATAAAGAACACACAATGAAAAAGTCTACAGAAGATATATTGAAGAAGTGGCAGAATAACGAACCTATTTCAAAGGAAGAGATGGAACAGATGATTGAAGAGGATATTGATTTTGATACTATATTTCCTGAGATAGAGGTTGATATTAAAATAACTTCAAAAGATTAGACCTCCTTTACTTACATCAAAGGGTTAGGATTCATTCTCCTAACCCTTTCTCATTTTATCTCAACTACTGTGTATAGCATAGTATCTAAGACTAAACCTATATCGAATACAATACAAAAAGGGATATAGATACAAAGGTATAAACTTACAGAATGAGGACTGATTGTATACATTTTACACACATAACTATCTTTACAGAAATCCCACGCCTGTCTATATAAATCACGATATTCAGCAGGAATACTAAGGACTAATAATAACTCGTGCTGTAATATTCGTAACCCTCATACCTACTATACACGAACCCTCCATAACCCCATCAGCATTACGTAATCTCACCCCAATAACCTCTGACCTATTGATATACTATCAACTACACATAGGCATAAACCCCTGATACTACTGATTATCACAATAGTTATGTAGTGAGTTGTGAAGTCTACCTCACAGTTACGAAGGGTTACGAAGGTTACGAAGGGTTACGAAGGTTACGATTATCCCACCCTATGATCTTACTACTATTCAGACCTGTTCACTCCTGTCTCAGCATAGTTGTAAACATAGGCAAGGCGTGTGGGAACCAGGGCAAGGCGTGGACTTTATCTCAATATCGGGTGGTTCGTAGGGTTCGTATCGTGGTGAGGCTCGTAGGGTAGGGGTATACGGGGTGCAGGGGTTTTGGAGGATACGGAACCTTACGGGTAGTAACGGAGTATGCGCCATCTGAAAATCTGACCCTTCGCAACGGCGATTTTAACAGAAAATCAGTAACTTCACTAAATAGATTTATGACAGAAACCAATAGAAAATTTAACTCACCTGTGAAACTTCCTGGTGGTGGAGAAACAAAACGATGTTTCTATCCCTTCAAGGTAGACACATATGGATGTGGGTGTAGCAATAACTGTTTGTATTGCTACGCAAGATCAGTATTATCTTTTCGTAAACTATGGGACACGGATAATCCAAGGACTGCTGATATTAAAGATATCCGTAAGATATTCTCTGATGTTATTGAGAAGAAAAAGAATACAAAGTTTGCAGATATCATCAACAATAAAATTCCTGCAAGACTTGGGGGAATGACTGATTGTTTTGGTGACTCTGAAAAGGAGCAAGGTAGGACAAAACAACTGATAGAGATGCTCAATGAGTATAACTATCCCTATCTCATTCTCACCAAGAATAAGTTGATAATGGATTACATCAATATCTTGCGAACTGACTTATGTTATCCACAACTTACAATAACTACTCCTTATGATGATAAGGCTAAGGTGTATGAACCCAATGCCTCATCTACTACAGATAGGTTATTGGCGGTTAAAACTTTGGCGGCGGCAGGATTTTGGACAGCAGTAAGAATCAATCCCTTATTTCCTATTCATAAGGATGGATATTACACAGGGAGTGTGTTGAATAAAGACAAGTTTGAATACTTTGATTGGAGTTTGGTGGATATGATAGGGGCGGCTAAGGCAGACACATTGATTGCAGGGTTCCTACGACTCTCCACATGGAACTTGCGATGGATAAAGGAAGCAACAGGGGAAGACTTGAGATGGATGTTTGATGAACAGAAGCAAAGCAAGTCAGCACTCCACTTCTCTACAGAAGAGAAGAGATACTACTACGAGCATATCAAGAAGATGTGTGATGGGTATGGGGTAGACTTCAGCGTATGTTATGACGGGGATGATGCCTATACAGAGTTTAAATATCTCTGGGCGAATCAAGAAGACTGTTGTAATGGTAAGAATAGGGTGATTGGTTTTCAGAAGGCGTATGACTTTTTAAGTCCTGATTTTATAAAATAATGGAACTGAATACAATATCTTGTGGAGAGTGTTTGGAAGTGATGAAGGGGATGGAGGACAACTCTATAGATAGTATTGTTACTGACCCTCCTTATGGTTTGAAGTTCATGGGTAAGACTTGGGATTACGATGTGCCTTCTGTAGAGATATGGAAGGAATGCCTGAGAGTATTAAAGCCTGGGGGATTTCTATTATCCTTTGCAGGGACACGAACCTATCACAGAATGGTTGTCAACATAGAGGATGCAGGGTTTCAGGTGCGGGATATGATTGCGTGGATTTACGGGAGTGGGTTTCCGAAGTCTTTGAATGTGGGGAAGGTAATAGATAAGAAGTTTGGAAAGAAGGGTGAGATAGTAGGATACAGTAAAGGAGTTGCTGTTGACCCAAAGGATAATAAGTTTGGCGGCATCAATCGTGGAAGTGTAGGTGTAAAACAAGTAAGTTGTGATGTTCCAATACTATCTTCAGCAACACCCGAAGCAAAACAATGGGAGGGTTGGGGAACTGCTCTCAAACCCGCCTGCGAACCTATCTGTGTAGCAAGAAAACCCTTGGAAGGAACAGTTGCAGAGAATGTATTGAAGTATGGAGTGGGTGGTATGAATATTGATGGGTGCAGGGTGGGGACGGCAGACAAGTTACGAGAACTTAACGGCCCATACACTTTTAGTGCTGGAATAGGACATCCACCAAAAACAAATGGATTCAGGGATGCTGGATTAGGCCGATGGCCTGCCAACCTTATTCATGATGGTAGTGAAGAGGTTGAGGGGTTGTTTCCTTATTCAACAACAGGCGCTGTGTCAAAAGAAACAAATAATCACGGTAAGTTTTACGGCGGCGGTTACACTCCTAAAAGAACATCCGATTCAGGCTCCGCATCCCGATTCTTCTATTGCGCCAAGGCGAATAAGACAGATAGGGATGAAGGGTGTGAGGAACTTGAAAACAAACAATTCCAAACAAATCAACCATACGGTAAGGGTGCCGACGCAAGGGCCGAGTCCAATCAACACGGAAATAAAAACAACCACCCCACAGTTAAACCCACAGCATTGATGAGATACCTATGCAAACTCGTAACACCACCCAACGGTATTATTCTTGACCCTTTCTTTGGCTCAGGTTCAACAGGTAAGGCCGCAAAGTTGGAACACTTCAACTACATAGGTATTGAAAGGGAGGCTGATTACTGTGAGATAGCAAGGAGAAGGATTGCGGCGGCAAAGGAAGAACCTGTAAAGAAGGTTAAAACTAAAGTGAAAACAAAAAAACTTATAGGAGGATAAAATGACACTAATAATACCTGTGTTGATGATTGTATTACCCTTACTTGGTCTTGCCATATGGTTTGACCACAGACTAAGTAAGTTGGAAAAGGTTATGAAGAGTAAGGTTTGGATGACTACAAGTGAAGTAACCCGTCAGGAGTTTGATACTCTGAAGGTGCTCGTAAATAAATTAAGGAGGAAATAATAATGGAACAAAAAAAACCAATAGTATTAGAACTTGATGAAAAGAATAATGAACCTTGGATTGATAAATTCATCAGGGAAGATAATGCAAAACGCAAGAATTATGAAGACCTTGGGGGAATAGATAGAAACCTTTATACTGAGAATCAAACCTTTGTCAAGAACTTCACCTTCTCTGCTGAAGAAATTGGATACTTGAATACTAAGATGGAGAATAGGGTATGGCAATGGTTAGCAGATAATAATCCTATGGTTATCTCTACAAGCCAAAGTATTACTGTGAAGGATGGTAAGTATCATTTGAACTTAACCATCTTTTATAAGTTTTATGCAGTTATAAAAGTTGGAGTTGAAGGAACAGAAGGATATGCGGAGTTGGTAGAGGAAGGATAATAAGGGTGAATATATTATTATCCACAAGAAGTCTCTGTAACTTGACAGGAGCAGAAATTTACTTTTATGAACTAAGCAGGGTGTTGGTAAAAAAGGGACACACAGTAACAATACTTAGTAATATTGAAGGCCAGGGAGATCTGGCGGCAAGAGCAGAAAGGAATGGGGTAAGATGTGTAAGTTTCAAAAACATTGGTTTATTACAAAAGGCGGATTTTGATATACAACATTTGAGTGAACCTATTCCTACCAAACTCTGTCTGGAAATCTTTCCTTCTATTCCTGCTGTATCCTCTATTCATTCTTCCTTTTCGGGGGAAACACCTGTAGTGAGTGCGAAAATAAAAAAATACATTTATATCAGGAATGATATCTTACCAACTTTATCAAGTTGTGGGATTCCTCTGGAAAAAACAATCCTTATTCCCAACGGGATTGACACTACACGATTTAATACTATTGATTCCCTGCAACCTGAAGAAAGGATGGTACTTTTTGCAGGGACTTTTGACCGAATCAGGAAACCAACTATTTTTCATCTTATCAAAAAATCAATATCGGAAAGATTTAAAGTGGTCTTGATGGGAACAAATCATTCCTTTAACGAAAGTGAAATGGAAGAAGTGCGTAAACACACAATTGTTCTTCATACAAGTTGGAATATTGAAGAGTGTATGAAACATTGTAGTGAGACCGCAGGAGTTATGTTGGGTAGGACAACAATAGAAGGTTGGTTCTGTGGGAAACCCGGATGGATATATGATATAGACTCTGAAGGTAGAATAAGGGATATAAACCTACATCCTGTTCCTGATGATTTATATAGATATGATATTGAAAATGTTACAACGGAAATCGAAAAAATATACAACGATATTTTAGGATAAAAAAAAGGGTCAGAAGAATTCTTCTGACCCTTTAGAGTGGGAAGTTATCTTTTCATCATCGTGGGACCGGGGCGGTTGTCAATTTTCTTTTTCCCACCCTTCGGTTTCAACAAATCCCATACCATACCTGATACCTGTGTCTTCTCCTTGTTGGCGATGAAGTATTTGTCATACTTCATAATCCTCTTGACTGCAAGGGACACAATCTCAGAGGGGTTGCCGCCTGACATTTGAAGATACTTGGCGAAGTCTTCCTTCTCAGCCTTTGTGAGAATCAACCTCACAGGAATTCTTGATTCTTCCTCACCCTTCCTCACACCCAACATCAAACCAACTGCTTTTGCCATTTTGTAACCTCCTATGTTGGAGTATCATACACCCTTAAAATGGAAAGTCAATAGGTTTATAACAAGTATAGTCTCTCAAAGGAACTCTACCAAGATTTTTGATGTAGTGTTTAGTTTCACTTTCTTTACAAGAAACCAATTTACCATTTCTAATATAAGATTCACCATTAACCTGATTACCATCTTCCCTATAAGATAAAATAAATATCAACCCCTTGTGTTTTTTTGAAACTTTTTTAAACAACTCAATAGGTGGAGACCAAGCTGTAAAAAAACCATACATCAAACTATTATTCTTTGATTTCCATTTAAGAGGAAATGATTCTCTACTTTCTGGCCCCCAAGGATTCCATTTAGTTCCCCATTTTTCAACTCTCCAATCATACCAACCTTCTCCATTCATCAACTTCTTTGGTGTTGGGTAGAGGTTTTCAAACATATTACATTCTTTTGTTTTGTTATCATCCCCTTCTGCCTTTTCAATAAAGGCGTTCAAGTCATTCTTACCACCCCTAACCTCCAACACATTCCAACATTCATTTGGCATTTTCTGACCTCCTTTTTTATCCAATCTTTTTAACTTTTCCAACCAACTTCTTTCTGTCTTCAACAGAACTATGGGTGTACACATCCAAAGTGATTTGGGTTGAACTGTGTCCTACCATTTCACTCAATGCCTTTGGGTTCACACCATCGTGCATTCTCTGTGAAATGTAAGTGTGTCTCGTATCATAAAGTCTTCCTTCCTTCACCCCTGCCATCTTCCTTATTTCAACCCATTTCTTGCTGTATACATCACTATCCCTTCTCTTCAAATCAAAAACATACACAGGGGATTCATACCCTGTCAACTTTTTGATATTCGTTAGATCATCGTAAACCCATTTTGGAATCTCTACCTCTCTCATCTTTCTATTCTTGGAGATTTCTTTATGGATAATAAACTTAACCCTATTTTCATCAAGAATAGAGAAGTCCATCCACTTCATATGAAACAACTCTTTGGGTCTTGCTCCTGAATACATAATCAACATAAAGAAATAATAAAACTGTCTCCATAATAATGACTTAGTTTTATTATCCTTGATACTCTTCAAGGTCTTCATAAGTTGTTGAAGTTCAAGAAGGCTGAACTCCCTACCTTTCCTTTCATACTTCGGGCCTTTCCCTTTTGCGTAGATGTTGAAGGGGTTGGAATCCATCTTTCCATCACTAATAGCAAAGTTCATAAGTGCCTTGAAAGTTCCAAGATATGCTCTCTTGGAAGTCTCACATAACATCTTCCCTGTCTTTGTGGAAGGTTGCCTTACCAACTCCAAATAGAAATCCCTACACATCTCTCTTGTAAGGTCAACCATAGGCACATCACCAAAGTTATTCAACAACTGTTCCAACCTGAACTTTTCATTTGTGTAGTAACTTCTTTCCTTGATGAAATTCAGGTAAGAATCAATCACAGAGGATAGGGAGTTAACCCCAAGGTGTAGTTGCCTGAGAACCTTATTCAAGTACTCGTGTGCCTTATCCTCTGCCTCTCTCCTATCATCGGTATCCAAGGATTGTTGATACCTCACACCTTTGATGAAGAACCTGACAGAATAGATTTCTCTACCCTTACTCTTCAGGAATTTAAACTTAACATTCATTATGACCTCCTGTTACACCTATTGTTAACAGACCTATTGATGAATGTCAAGCCTTATTTCAAAATACAGTTGAGAAAGGTTATATGTGGTTTCTTCAGTTCCTTATCCTCTTTCTGTCTTAAACTCTGTTGGTATCTTTTGATATCACTCAGGTAGAACTTCTTCCTGTTACTGTCCATCACAGGTCTTAGTTTGCCTTTCTTACAGAGACCATCCAAATAACTCCTTCCACAACTCAACAGGTATTGTGCCTGTTTACAGTTAATCAATCTTTCGTCTTCTCGTTCCATTCATTTATCTCCTTTTATCTTCATTTATCTTCCTACATCTATTATATCATACCCTGTTACAAAAATAGAAACCCCTGATTTTAAAGGGTTTTTACCATTTTCACTAAATAGAAATATGGATGAAAACACTTTGATTATTCGGGCTAAGAGGGGAAATAAGAAGGCAAGGGAAATCTTGGTGGAACAATATCAACCCTTCATTGGGAAACTGATAACCCAGTTCCATTTTCCAAAGGATGATTACCAAGATATGATTCAGGAAGGAAATATTGGGATTCTTATTGCATTACAGAAATACACTATTCCAAACAAGTTCCCATTTTCAAGTCTCGTGTATTTGGAGATACAGAATAGTCTTTTTGCCTTCGTGATGAAGAACTCAATAATCACTTGTAAAAAGAATAAGAAGAAAGTCATTGTTGAGTTTGTCAATGATGTGATGGAACTGAAACACCAACCTGATGTTGAAGATGAAATGGTTTATGATTTTGTTATTAGGGAATTAATCAACGAAGTATTTACTCTTGATGATTTCAGAAGATTCTTAGTATCAAGAAAATATGGATTATTTGGACACTTCCCACTCACAGTAAAAGGATTGAGGGTGGAAGCAAATAAAAGGTTCAATAAAAAATATACTGAATCGCAAATAAAGAACAGGTTGGTTTACGCAGTCAAGGTGTTGAGAAGGTCATTAAAAGCAAAAGGAATAGAAGGAGGAGATATATGGAAGATAAAGAATTCATTGGTGAAAACAATGAGGAGCAAAAAGGCAGGAAAGAAAAGACAGAACTTCCTGAAGGTTATGAGTTCAGGAATGGTTGTAGGTCATGTATTCATTACAAAGAGTTATTGGAAAAGAACCTGTTTCTGCCATTAAACTTTGAGACAAATCTTTGTGACCCACCAGGAAAACCCGCACCTGAAAGACAGAAGTTGGGAATCAAAATAGACTTTTGGGTGAAACATAATAAGACAGGAAAAATAGAGATTGTAGATAAGAAGTGGTACGAAGAGAATAAAAAGAAGTGGAACCTGGAACATATCAAAATGACTTCTTGCAGGATGCGAAGGATTTATAAACATAAACTTGTAGATGAAACAACAGGTAGAGAGTTCTTCAAAGAGTATTGTGCTTACTGGAGAAAGGAATAAAAAACACTTTTTGTCTCATTTGGAAGAATAAGTATGTAGAAGGAGTTTCATATTGGCAAAAGAAAAAAAAACTGGAAGGATAAGGGAAAGTGTCTCTTATGAAGAAATCATTGAAGCAATAAAAGGTTCAAATGGAATCAAGGCAAATGTCTGTAGGAAGTTGGATATCAATCGTGATGATCTTGATTATTTTATCAGGAAACATCCCACTATTGCAAAGGCAATGGAATGGGAGAAAGAGAATGCCATTGATAATGCCATAAATCAACTGATTGAAAGAGTGAATCAGAAAGACCAAAAAGCAATAGAATTTTTTCTCAGGGCGCAAGGTAAACAACTTGGATATGGTGAATCAAGTGATGTGAATGTGAAAGGTAAAATCCAACACGAACTTGATTGGTCTCAGGCAACCAAGGTTCTTCAGAAGATGAAAGAGCAGAAGGCATTGAAACCCAAGAAGAAGGAAATGATTGAAGGTGAAGTTATTGAGAGTGAGGAAGGAGTATCTTCAAGATGAAAATAATTCAACACGAAAATAGACTTGATAAAGTTCATCCATCACTTGTGAAAGTTGTTTATGAAGTTGCTAAGACTTTTCCATTAATCATTATTTGTGGTGAAAGGTTGAAGGTTGAACAAGATGAGGCGTATCACACAGGTAAGTCAAAGTTGAAATGGCCTTCAAGCAAACATAATATTATGGTTCCTGAAACTCATTGTACTGCTGTTGATATTGCGCCACTACCTTTGGATTGGAATGATATTCCAAGATTTTATTACTTGGCAGGGTTCGTAAAAGCAAAGGGTCAGGAGTTGGGGTTGAATATAAGATGGGGCGGCGATTGGGATAATGATACTGAAATTAAAGATAATAACTTCAATGATTTGGTTCATTTTGAAATAGTTGAATAATGTCTTCAAAAGATTACATAAAAAAAGGTAGTAGCAGGCAGGCTGAAGCCGATGTAAACAAACAACTGGAAGAGTTTGTGAAATGCTCTCAGGATATTCATTATTTTGCTACAACCTATTGTTACACAGCAAAAAAAGTAAAAGATGATTACGGACAACAGAATATCAAGATTGAACTTTATCCTCAATATCCTTATCTGAAGAGGTTGTTGAAGTCCCTGAATGAATCAGGGAATACGATTGATGAAAAGTCCAGACAGGTTATGTGGAGTTGGTCAGCAATGGTTGACTCTTTATGGAACCTGATATTTACACCAAACTATTCTGAAAAGGTTATCTCACGTAAAGAGATATTGGTAGATGATGGTGGTGCGGCAAATACAACTGACTCACTATTTGGAAGAATAAGATTTATGTATGACCATCTACCTTCATTCCTGAAAGCACCTTTGGAGTTCAGTTCCTTGAAGATTACGAATAAGGCAACGAGTTCATTTATCAAGGGTGAGAGTTCCAACGCATTTGCAGGTAGGGGTGGAACCTACAATAAGGTTAAAGTTGATGAGGCATCATTCATTGATAATGGTGAAAGTATTTTTGCCTCTATTCGGCCAGCCTGTCCCAACAATATTAAACTTGGTTCAACACCCAATGGAAAGGGGAACTTCTTCGCCAGGCTGAGATTTGATAAGGATTCAGGGTTCAAAGTAAATAGTTATCATTGGAAAGATAACCCCGAATACACACAAGAATGGTTTGATGATGCAACGAGAGGATATACAGAAGAACAAATTGCGAGAGAATATGAGATTGATTATTCAGGTTCAGTAAGTGGTAGGGTTTATTGGAACTTTGATTCAATATCTCATGTCAAGAAGTTGGTATACAATATTAACTTCCCACTTTATTGTTCCTTTGACCCTGGTATTGCAGATCCAACCGCAATCATTTGGTTACAGGTTCATCCATTCAACAACGAAGTTTATTTGATTGAAGAGTATCAAACGAATAATAGAGAGATGGGTTTTTATGCAGACCTTATCAAGTCCAAATATAAAAATAACTATCAAGAGATTATTTGCGACCCAGCAGGAAAACAAAGGAGTGTTACAAAAGAAAGTGTATACAGTCTCTTTTTGAAAAAAGGATTGAGATTATCTTTCCCCTGGCAAGTTGATTTCGCAAACAGGATTGAGATTACACGGCAAGTAATACCCAATCTTTATGTTGATAAAAAATGTACATTGTTTTTGGATGCAGTTAACAACTATAGGTTCCCAACAAATGATATTGGTGAACCAATAAGTGAAAAACCACTACATGACAGATACAGCCATATCATGTCGGCATTGGAGTATTTCTGTCTGAAAGTCAGACCAATTAAGAGTGAAGGGTGGAGAAAGTTATAGGAGGATACATAGATGAGTTTTTATTTTAATCCTGAAGGAACAAATATGGTAAAGAGTTCATATCGGGCAAGTCAGGAACAAGCAGAGGAAGATAGAAAGGAAAATGCTTTTAATCGTCTCGCCCTGCTTCAAGACAACTGGGAAGAGTTATTGAATGAAAGGTTACGAGAAAAGTTTTCTT